GAGTTTGATGGACTCGCAGAAATAGTGGACGGAAGCGTTACAGATTTTGACGGTTCAGGCGTTGACCTCTCGACCGTATCGGCTGCATCCGCACTAAAATTAACAGAGGCACTCGACACTGCCATTTTGGCAATGAAAGAAAGACCTACTTATATTTTAGCGAACAGCAAGACTATCGTTAAAATCCAAGCTGCTGCAAAGATGCTCGGATATTTGACTCAAGGCGAGGATGCGTTTGGTAAACCCACAAGAGCTTATGACGGAATTCCATTGGTGGATCTTGGCAGGTATTACAACGAGGATTTAGGTAGCGATACCGAAATTATCCCGATTGACGATGCAAGCGGAAAGACAGACATTTATTTAGTCGCGTTGTCGATGAGCGGAGCTCACGGAGTCACCTTGAAAGGCGATAAAGCAATTTCGAGCAGATTGCCTAATTTCGCCGAAGCCGGTGCCGTTAAATCCGGAGACGTTGAATTCGTAGCTGGGCTGGCCGTTAAGAACACACGTGCAATCGCAAGACTCGAAAACGTTCAAGTTCAAGCATCACTCACAACTCTCGGAGCGATAACCGTTGCTGCCGCAGTTAATAAAGTAACAGTAACTCCGAATAAGCCAAAAATCGGAAACAAGTACTACTATGCTGTTGACGCATCGGCTTCAATAAGTGCGCCTACCGCCAATACTGCGTTGAACACCTCCACTTGGAAAGCACTTCCTGCGAATGGAGTTATCTCACTTGCTGCAAACGGGTATGTCAGAGTTGTTGAAGCCGACGAGACATCCTTGTTGCCAGTAGCAACTGGAACTGACGGACCTGTAACTGCATAAGTGAAATTTCGGTAAGGAAGAAAAAATGTACGCAACATTACAAGCGATTAATAATTATTTTGAGCGGACCTCCGAGTATGGCAATTATGCCATCTCGGAGAATTCCGTGTCGACCGTTCGCGGAGATTATAAAGTCGGGCAGTATGTTCGTATCATGGACAGCCTGTTAAATGATGGCGTTTATAAAATAGCGACTGTTGGAACGGGCACAATCACACTAACAGAAACGCTCGTGGACGAAGAATTCAGTGGTTACATAGTCGGGCTAGCAATCCCGCCTGAATTAATCACATTATCGGCGAAAGTCGAGGGGTTCTCGAATGCGGGCGTTTCGAGTGAGAGCATCCCGAATTATTCGGTGTCGTATAATGTTGTCGACGGTTTAACCGTGGACGGCGCAACGGCATATAGAAGAGAGCTTGCACCATACCGAAAACCGTTTATCTCTCGATATTATTTTTTGAACCGGGTACGGATTTATGATTGACGTTAAGCTCGAGAATAATACGATGAAAGTCGAGGCCGAGTTTGGAAAAGCTATGGGTCGCGCACTTTACGCAATCGGGGTCACGGCGCAAGGAGATATAGTTAAATACATGTCGAAGCCTGATTTTACAGGACGCGATATAGTCGACACGGGAAGACTGCGTGGGAGCATCTCGTTCGTAACGCCCGAAGAAGAGAGCGGCGTTTATGATAACAACGCAGACAGTTCAGACGCGCTTTCCGGGAAAGGTTTAGAGAATACTGTTATCCTCGGAACGAACGTAGAATACGCTGACGAAGTTAATAATGGAAGCAAGAAACAAAAAGGGCGTAAGTTCATGGAGAACGGGATCGAGCCAAATTGGGGTAAGTATCAGGATTTAGCAAAAGAGATATTTGAGGGCAAGTTATGATCCAAAATTATTTTATTGATATAACACTGAAACGCCCAGTTGAAACGGATAATCACGTGGGTGGCGTAACGACCACATACACACCGCTCGGAACGGTTAAAGGATTATTGGAGCGATTAAGTCCGCGGGAAGCATATATAGCTCAGAAGCTCGGGAATCCGGAAGAATTCGTATTCATGACGGAATCGAGCGCCCCGCAAACGGGTGATATCGTTATAAGCGGGTCGAACAGCGCACAGCTGTCAAGCTCGGTGTTAATCGGGAACCAGCAGTCGGGTTGCATGAAAACAATTCGGCAGTGGAACGCGAGACGGCACACGGAGGAAAAATGACAAATCAAAGTAGAACGCTTATTCAGTGGTTGAACGATAACGTTATAAAAACATACTCCGACCCGGTTCCGAAAAATGCGAGCTTGCCGTATGCGACGTTAAGTTATGGAATTTCGGCGTTCGGGCGTCCGTATTTACAGCAGGTGATTATTTGGACGCGCGCCGAGAAAGATTATTCCGAGGCGTACTCATACGTTGATAAATTGCAAGCGGCGATGGGACACGCTGGAGCGCGAGTTCCCGGAACGGACTGCATTTTATGGATAAGAAAGGGCGACCCGTTCGCACAGAATAACACGAACCGAGATGCGGATGTGAGGTCCGTTATGGTAAATTTAGACATAGTTGCATATTATAGATAATATCGTTATAATTAAAATAAAAAGGAGAAAATAAAAATGTTAACACCTATTAGAACAGAAACAGCACAGAATATAGCATTAAATATGTTTGTTTTGTCGACAGGATATACGCCAGGTTCCGGACCTACCGGAGAGCTTGGAGCGACCACAGGCGGAGGAACGTTTACAGCAACGCCCGAATTCAGGGTTCCTGGATTGAACGGATTAAGAAAGAACACAAAAGGGTTCATGGTTATCGACGAGTGGGAAGTCAGTTTGAAATGCTCAGCCGTAGAATTGACCGAGGCCGGGTTACTGCTTGCTGCCGGATACGGTTCCGCAGCGACGGACGCAAACGTAACTACGATTACCCCAGCGCAAGGGTTAGTCCCAGACAGCGAATATGCTGATTTGTGGGTATCTGGAAATACCAGTGATGGCAAGATATTTGCGATTTGCATAAAGAACGCGTTAAATAATAACGGAGTGCAGTTAAGTTTCGCGGATAAGGATACTGGAAAATACGATATTGACGTTCGCGGAAATTATACCGCATCAACGCTTGACACACCCCCGTTCATAATTTATTTGGATAAGTCCGTAGCGACCGCTGATGCAATCGCATTATCGAGTATAGCTCCTATAGCAGGTTCGACCGGAGCAGTTGCGAGTGTTGCGATGACATTTAATAACGCAATTTCGAGCCATGCAGTTACGGTTGTGTTGGCTTCCACTGGTGCGATTATAGATGGAGCGTTCTCGTACGATGCGACACATAAAGTTCTAACGTTTACACCGACAAGCGCATTTGCTTCGGCATTGCATATTGTAAATATAACCGGGGTAAAGGATATTTACGGACAGACCTTGGCGAGCGCGACTAGTACGTTCACGGTAGCATAAAAAGGATAAATTAATTTAGGGAGGGTGAAATGAAACTAACGACAGACAAAGCAGTGGATTTATTAATCGAGATAACACCTTACATAGTAGAAATATCTAGCGATATGGAATTAAGGGAAGTAATCTCGAAACAGAAAAAAGCGAAAAAGCCCGACGAGTTCGGGCTCTACGCAGGACTAATACCGTTATTCTTAAAAAAGTATCGTCCGGCAGTTTACAAACTGCTCGGGGCAATATACGAGAAAACGGAACAGGAAATAGCTGATCAGAGTTTTACGGAAACGATCGGACAGATAAAAGAAATCGCGTCCGATAAGGAACTGTTAAGTTTTTTTACGTCGTTGGGCGGACAAACACCGAAGAAATAAACACAGAAATCGTATCGGGGCGCATAATTGCGCTCCTTAACGAAATAGTCCGTCCAATGTCGCTTCGGTCTATTAACGCGTATTTGATCGCTAAAATCAGTGACAGAACGATTGAGCGGGTTTATGAACGCTACGTTGCGGATATGTTACATATAATCGCTCAAGGAAAGAGAGCTTCGGGAAGTCCAGAGCATTGGTGGAGCGAGATAGAAAAACAAATGCTCGGAAAGGCTAAGCCGAAAAAGGAAGAGAATTTATCGGCGCAGGAAATTATAGCACGCGTTAAAGCAGCGCACACGAGGTAGCATGAATTTATTTAATCTCATAGCAAAAATAACGCTTGATAATAAAGAGTTTCAAAAAGGGATAAAGGACTCGGAATCGTCCGGCAAAACGTTCGGACAGAAAATTGCGGGTGGTGCTAAAGTTGCTGGAAAAGCTCTCGTTGCCATGGGATCTGCCGTTATGGTTGCGGGCGCAGCGCTCGCGAAATTAACGCTCGGCTCGATTAAAACGACCGACGAGATAGGGAAAGAAAGCCAAAAGCTGAATATGTCGACCGACGCGTACCAGAAATGGGCGCTCGCCATGAAGATGAGCGGGACGGACATATCGGTTTTGACAATGGGAATGAAAACGTTCACGTCCGTTTTGGACGGAGCTGCCACGGGACAGGCAGAACAGATTTTATTAATGAACCGGCTCGGAATGAGTTATTCCGATTTTGAGGGTTTATCAGTCGAAGAAACATTCAAAAAAGCAGTCGAAGCGCTCCAGGGCATGGAGGAGGGCGCCGAAAAAACACA